GCTTGCGACTGGCGGCATGACGCTTCCGGGCACCCCCGTTCTTGAGCAGGTGTTCGGGTTTGCCGGTAGCACCCTTGCTGTTACTTCGTGGCAACCCAGTGGACTGACGAACGTTGACCTCGGCGGGTCTTTGATTCTGCCCCCGAATACGTTCGCCGCAAGTTACATGACAACCGCCTCCGGTGCATCTGGCTTCATCGGCTCCTTCAATTGGGCAGAGATTCCTATTTAAGTTAAATTCAATTCTTTCTAATTTAGGAGGTGCCCATGGGAAGCACCGGCTTTGATACGTTCAAAGAGCAAGTCAAGTATAGACTGGGTATGGACACGGGGCCAGAGTCCATTGGTTCAGATGATGTAAACTATTACGGAATCTGGGTCAACATGGCTTATAAACAAATCTGTGCGGCCCACAAGATGCCGGGGCTGAACAAGATTTTCCGTATCCCTGAGTTGGAAACAAGCTCACCCGCAACTACGGTTATCCACGTTGCCTACATCAGCACACCTAGCGATTGTATCGCAGTCAGGACGGTGTTTGACGAAACAAACGACACCAAGATGACGTTCATCCCGACGGCAACCTACTTTGCCTATAACGACAGGGCGACGACCACTTCCGAGGGCGACCCCACGGAATGGACTAGGGCGGGGTCAAGGATATACCTTCACCCGACGCCGGGGACGACCGGGGACACCCTGACTATCCACTACAAGAAACGCCCGTCCGATATGTCTGGGACAGGCACGACTGTTATCGGGGACGAATGGGACGAGCCGATAGTGATACTGGCGTCACAGAAGGGGTTCACTTGGCAGGGGGCGTTTGACAAGGCAAAGGTGGCAAGAGAGGAGTTCATCGAGGTTGTGGCTGGCCTAATCAGTGCATATGATGCACAGGAAGCCGACCGGGACATATCCTTTGGCCCCGGCACTTCTTACATCGGATGACAACGTGGCCTCAAAAAAATATCGCATACGGCCACTAGCCCACGCCCTTCATTTAGAGGACGCACCGGTAAACTCGTCTGCGTTGGCGGCGCAGTGGCCGACGGTGAACGTAAGGGTTTCGTCCAACCGGGTGGAAAGACGGTGGGACCACAAGATATTCAGAACGTTGGCTGATGGGGATGTTGTCCAGGGAATCCCGGTTTATAACAAATACGACAATACCAACTACGCCCTAATCCTGACCGAAACCGACTTAGCTAAGGTTACGACCGGAAGTGGGGAAACGTATTCGTATCTGACAGATACATACACAACCGGGCACATCACGAGCATCACGGATGATGCGGTCGTGGGGTCCGGTGACGGATGGTCGGCTAGCGGGTTAAACCCAGGAGATAAGTTCATCCTTGAGTACGATTTAACCCCGAAGGCTGAGCCGGATTCGACGTGGGCTACGATTGAAACCGTAACAGACCATGCTATTGTTCTTGAGGCCAACTACGATACCTACGGCGGGACTGAGGGGGATTTCTCAGGAACCCCCAAACACTACCGGGCTAGGAAGGTATATAAAGTCCCGTCCGGTGAGAGATGGCAGTACGCTACCGTGGCCGGGAAATTCTGTTTTACTAATGGCGATGTCTATGGGCAGTATTGGGCGGGGTTAGAGCCGGAAGGGTCTGCTCCGCCGGCGGACAATTTTGCCAAAGATTTAAATACGTCTTACGTCTACCAAGCCCGGTATTGCGTGGCCTACGCTAACCGCCTGTGGACGGCTGATATGTACGACTCTGGGTTGGGGACAAGGAACCCCTGGATACTCAGGGGAAGCAAGTTAAACGACCCAACCAACTACACCGATTCCACGGCGGCGGACTACTACTTCTACGACATGCCCGACCCGATAACCGGGTTGGGAGTCGTGGGAGACCAGTTGATAGTTTACCGGAAAACAATGTATCATTTTGGGAGAAGGACTTCCACTTCTACAGACCCGTTGTATTTCCCCGGCTACCAGACCGGGGTTGGGCTACATGCTCCGTATAGTCTTGTTCACTACTTGGGGACAAACGCTTGGCTCGGGGTGGACAACTTCTATACGATGAACGGGACCACGGCGGTGGCAATCGGCGGGCCGATACGCAAGAAGTTCTTTTCAATCATAGATGACGACGACTTGGAGAAGGTGTTCGGGATAAACAACTATCGGTATAGCGAGATACTTTGGGTAGCCCAGACGACAGAGGGGCAGAAGTGTTTCTCTTGGAACTATGCCGAAAATTCATGGAGCGTATACGAGTTTGACGGGAACTTGTCCGGGCTTGGCGGGTTTGGGTTATAATCATGGCAGAAATATACGAAGCTCCGAGTACCCCCTATGTAGTTGGGGTAAACTACCATTCCATTAGTCTTACTTGGGCCAACAACGAAACAGGATTGTCCGTTGAAATACAAAGAAAACCAACCGGCGGAGTTTATGGGACCATTACCTGTACCGTACCTGGGGCCATCTCGTACAACGATAACTATGTATCGAGCAATGGTCTTTTCTATTACCGCATTAGGTATAAAGAGGGGAGCGATACATCCCCGTGGTCTACTGCGGCAAGTGCATATTCCTACCCGGCCTCGGTAACGGCACTCGCCACTACTTGGGGAGGGACGACGGCAACCCTGACTTGGGTAAACGGAAACACCTACTCCACCATATACCACGCATGGAGGGTCACTGGCGGAACGTGGTCGGCGGATACCGGCATAACAGGCACGGCGGTTACGGTAAACGTAACCATGGCGACAGAAAACACGGCATACGACTTCCGTGTTCGCGGGTATAACTCCACATCCACGTTAAGCTCTAGTTACACGACAATCTCTAGTCAGACATCGGAGATAATGCCGCCTACTGGGATGGTCTTATCTTCAGCAACAAACACTTCTGTAAAGATTGATTGGGCGTGTTTATCAAGCGTTGAGGATGGATTTGAGCTATGGATTGACGGGGTATTAGATGCGGCTGTTATTGCCGCAAATGCCGAGACGTATACCAAGACCGGATTAACCACCGACGTTACTTACGCCTTTAAGGTTCGGGCAAAACTGGCGGCGGTCTATTCGGACTTCTGTACCGAGGCCAGCGTTAAGGTCGGAGTAGCCCCGGATGCCGATACGGTTATCGGAGTGGTGGCAGTGGTATCCCAGACGGCGTTGACGGTATCGTGGACGTGTGCGGCCACCAATGAAGACGGGTTCTACGTTTACCGCTCTTTAACCGATGGGAGTTATGTCCAGATTGGGACGGCGGCAGAGAACGCTACGAGTTATGCCGATACCGGGTTATCCTCATACACTAAATACTATTATAAAGTACGGGCTTATAATGAATATGGGTTGTCGGCATTGTCTGGCTCCGCAAATGAGACAACCACGGCTGACCTTGACCCGCCCACAGATATTATTGCTGAGGCGACATCCTCAACGCAGATAAAGTTGACGTGGACGAGTAACGCCGCCGACGCAACGTATCACTGCGTAGAGAGGAAGTCTGCTGGCGGTTCGTACGGGGCGGCCACAGAGGTTGCGGCGGCCACGAGTGAGTTGACGGTCGGTAGTCTTACCGCCGGGACGGAATACACCTTTAGGATTAGGGCCAAACTATCCACTACCTACGGGGGCTACTCTACCCCGGTGACAAAGACCATCACGGCACTCGGGACATCGGCACTAACAAGAAACGAAACGTATATCGGGATAGGGAATGTCGTTGGCGTGACGACGGACACCCCGACCAACTCAATGACTTGCTGTTGGCGTAGCAAGCCGATGGACTTCAGCGACCAAGACCCGGCCTGTTACGGCCATCTCAAGACGGTCAAGAAGGTTCAGTTGGAGTTCATTGACGACTACGCATCTGTTCCGCTTACCGTCTATGTCAGCATTGACGACGGGGAAAACTGGAATAGTTGTAGTCGATACATAGGCGAAGCAGAGGGGAAAAGCAAGACGGCAGACTTCTTCATTCAACCGTTGACCGGGTTGTTCTTCACGGTCAAGGTTCTTAGCACATCAACGATAACGTCGTTCACTTGGACGGGGTTACAGTTGGAATACGTTATCGGCGGGGAATACGTTGAGACGATTTAAGCACCGTTGGATTTCGTTCTACCGAAATGTTGATAGGTTCGATATGGATGTTTGTAAGTATTGTCTTTCAAACTGGCGGATATGGGAGAAGATACCGGGTCAGGGGGTGTCAAATGCCTAAGAGGATTCTCTTGACTGGTTCTGCGGGGTTTGTTGGGCATCACCTTGTTCGGTACGTCTTAGACAATACGGACTGGGATGTTGTCGGGCTTGACTCGTTCCGTCACGCCGGAGACCCGCTGAGGGTTAAGCGTGACCCCAGGTACACGGTATTCCACCACGACCTGAACGCTCCGATAGGCGAGAGGACGGCGAAGCTCATTGGCCGGGTGGACTACATCATCAACCTAGCCAGTTGCTCTGACGTAGACTTGTCCATCAAAGACCCTATCCATGTCTGGGAGAACAATACCCGGCTGATAGGGAACATCTTGGAGTACGCTCATACACAGCAGTTCCGTGACCTTGAGGCGTTCATCCAATGCTCTACGGATGAGGTGTTTGGTCCCGCTGAAGCGGGCTACTTCCATAAGGAGTGGGATACCATCTGCCCCAGCAATCCGTACTCGGCAAGCAAGGCGGCACAGGAAGCGTTGTGCATCGCGTACTGGAGAACGTATAACCTCCCGCTTATCATAACGAACTGTATGAACATGGTCGGGGAAACCCAGGAACCGACGAAGTTCATCCCGAAAATCATACGAGCCGTGGCGAAGGACGAGCCGGTTGTCGTTCACGGGACACCGGAGAAGCAGGGCTCAAGGATGTATCTTGATGTTAAAAACCTGGCAGATGCCTGGGTGTTCCTGTTTAGGGAAGTCCAGCCGGTTGGATTTAGTGGGGAGAACCAGAAGCCTAGTAGGTATAACATAGTCGGGCAGGAGGAGATAACGAACCTTGATTTGGCCCGTCGGGTAGCCGACATCATGGGGAAGAAACTCCGCTATCGGTTCGAGGACTTCCACCTTGCGAGGCCGGGACACGACAGACGGTATGCGTTAGACGGCGGGGAAATACAGAAGCTGGGATGGAAGCACCCGATACCGTTTGATGAAACATTGAGAAGGGTAGTTGAGTGGACAATGGAGAATGACCTATGGCTATAGAGGTTTTGCGCAACCTCCCTCGTCCCAGAAACTTCAAATCTATTGAGGATGCCCAGAGGTATAGCGAGGACTTGCTTTCCGCACTTGAGCGATGGCAAGTAGAGGTGCCGGAGACATACCACCACCTGCTCTCCGTAACGCACGATGACACCGTTACCGCGACCCCGGTTAAGGGCGACGTTATTTATGCAAACGCTACCCCGGCATGGGCTAAATTATCGGCTGGAGAAGAGGGACAAGTTATGGAGATGGGGGCAGAGATTCCTAATTGGGGGCGGAAAATAACAATATCATCTGATACCCCATCCGGTGGTAGCAATGGAGACATTTGGTTAAAATATTAAATGGAGGGAAAAAAATGAAAGAAAAACTAAAGGGAGTCAAGGGGTTTTCTAGGGTGCAACTTGAAGAAAGCGGAACAATAGTTGGTGATTCTGGGTGGCACGGCCCGAACACGATTACGAACCTGGGGTTCAAGTTTTATTTACAGGGACATATTTTATCTGCTGGTGGGTTTGACATAAAAAGTTGTATCCTTGGGGTTGGCACAGCACCGAACGCCAGCCACACTACATTGCCAAGCGAAATTTATAATACCGCGCTGGGCGACCTTCGCAAGGGTGTGGCAAACGCCGCGTCCGGTTCTCACACTGCTCAGTTCTATATCACGTTTTATGGTAGTCAGTTTAACCACACGAATAGCAATAGCCTCCCCAGGAACATACAGAATATCGGCCTTTATGGTTCTACCAGTTCTGTTTACGAGAGCAGTACGGAAGATGACCCTGGTAATCATTTATTCTGTGGAAATACTTACGCGACATCAAGTTGGGCCACGAACCAGAATGTTAATTGCACCTATTCAATTCAATTTTCATAAGATGGAATAGAGCGTGGGACAAGATATTGAAAAACTAATTAAAGATAAGGGTGGCATCTTATTGGACATCGGGGCTGGGGAGAATGTTCAAAAGGGGTTTGTTGGGATGGACAAGCGTTCTTTGCCGGGGATTGATATTGTCCACGATTTAGAGGTTTTCCCATACCCGATTCCAGATGGTTGTTGTATTTCAATTATTGGTTCGCACATAGTTGAGCATATAAAACCGTGGCTGATGATTGATTTTATGAATGAGCTATGGCGGGTTATTAAGACGGACGGGCAGTTGGCATTGGTCCATCCATACGGGGTTAATCATCTGTTTGTCCAAGACCCGACTCACTGTAATCCGTGTTCGGAAGCCACCTGGCAATACTTTGACCCCCAGTATCCCTTATACCAGATTTATAAACCATCTCCGTGGGAAATTCAAAAGGGGTTCCCGGTTTGGAACTCCAGCGGTATCATGGAGGTTGTCTTTAGAAAGAAGGATAAAGAAATGGATGATTTGAGTGTAGATGTTAAAGAAAAAGTTGGGTTAAAAGAATCCGTTGGCCCAGGTCACGGCGGCGGGAAAAAGGGAAAAGATAAAAACCCGGAAAAAGAAACCAAGGATAATCAACAGTGAGCGACAAGGCAGTCAAGGTGGGGAAGAATATGATTGTCAAGACTGGCAATCTAAAGAACCGTCTTATGATTGGCATCCCCATGACAGGACTTGTCCGCGCTGAATGGATGATGTCCCGCTATGGTCAGGTAATCCCGTGTAATTGGTCTTTGATAGAAGTGGCTCAATGGATTGACCAGTATTCCCCGATAAACTTCTTGGTAGCAGACGCCAGAAACCTAGTCGTTCAAAAATTCTTGGAAGCGGGTTGTGAATGGCTTCTTTTTATTGACAGCGATGTTTGTTTGCCGGGATATTTTTTTGTATCAATCAACGAATACATGATAAACAAAAAGTATCCGGTTGTTAGCGGCATATACTTTACCAAAAGCGTTCCTTCGGAGCCGTTGATTTACAGAGAAGCTGGTGATGGATATTTTTCCAAATGGAAGTTTGGAGATAAGGTTTGGGCCGGGGGGATTGGTATGGGTAGTACCCTTATTCACAATTCACTGTTGCGGGTAATGTGGGAGGAGAGCGAAGAATATAAAGTTGCCAATGTTGTCACCAGGAAAGTTTTTGATACCCCCTCTAGGGTATTTTATGACCCACAGACTGCTTCTTTTTCTACCTCATGTGGTACGGAAGACCTCTATTGGTGTGACCGGTGCATCAAGGAAAACGTATTCGAGAAAGCAGGGTGGAAAAGATACCAGAAAATGAAATATCCATTTCTGGTTGACACTCATTTGTTTTCATATCATATAGACATGAACGGTAAAAAATATCCATCCACGGGAGAAGACTCTAAGTTCGTAAGAGTTAAATAACGATGGCCTCAATCATAGCGAACGAAACCATAACGACCAACGAAGTCGTAGACGTTGTTGTCGGGGGGAACAGGCATTGCTCTGCCCTTCAATCAATTGTGGTTTCTACGCTGGCCGTGGTGGTTTTGTCCGGGGTGTTGTCTGTTGGCGCGACAGAAACCATAACAGTAGGTGAGGCCGCTACCTTAACAAAGTATACCCACACCTTAACCGTCGATGTCTTTGATTCTATCGTGGTTTCGGATAGTGTCCTGGTATCTATCCCGCTCCCGGCTACCATACAGGTATCTGAGTCCATATCTTTATCTACGTATATCACCGGCCTCCTTGCCGGTGGATTGGTAAATGTTAATGAATCTGTTGTTTTAACAGAGCAGGTTTCTTCTTCTTTACCGCTACCCCTACTTATCTCAAAATCTGAATCTATTAGTTTGTCGGACGCGGTAGCCACGTCAATCGCTGGGCCGTTATCCGTTTCGGGAGTAGAGTCTATTTTGGTGACAGACTCTATTTCGGTGGTCGTGGCGTCTCCTTTGGCGGTGTCTGTATTAGAGCCGGTTTCTGTTTCTGGGATAGTATCCTTGTCTATTCCCCTCCCCCTGGAGATTCTTGGGGAAGATACCGTGTCGGTTTCCGATACGGTGGTCGTGTCCATACCGGTTCCGTTGTCCGTATCGGGAACAGAGTCCGTGTCGGTTTCCGATGCGGTTGCTATCTCAATCCCGTCCCCCCTAGAGATATCAAAAGAAGATTCTATAACAGTAGCCGAAAATTTAACCTTAGGGATTTTGAACCCATTTGAAATATTCGTAGCTGATTACGTTAATATTGATGATACGCCCACCCCGGAAATATTCAATTGGATTTTGTATGTCTCCAGTACAGATTCAATCTCCCTGGGAGAATCGGCAACCGCAAAGATAATCTCCCCGTTGGCGATATCGGTATCGGACGTGGTAGTTGTTACCGACGTTCCTGCACCGGAGAGGTTTGATTGGGTCTTATACGTTAACGTTACGGACGCGGCAGTCGTTACGGACGTGGCCGTACCGGAGAGGTTTGACTGGGTCTTATACGTTAACGTTACGGACGCGGCAGTCGTTACGGACGTGGCCGTACCG